TTTTCAGTAACAGCAGTCTTTAATTTAGAACCAGGATTCTGTCTACGATACTTGGCTACACCTTTCTTGGTCATACCAGCACCAGCCTTGGTAGGACGCTTCATACCCCTACCAATGGTAATCCCTTTCATATTACTTTTTCTGCGCTTTGCTACCATATGTATACTTATACTTTTCTTTTAAATATCTTACAAGGTCTTCCCAATAATCATCCCAATATGTATAATCTTTTTTAATAGGTTTAACACAACTCTCATCTATTAAACTGTAATTATCTTCACCTAAATCTACAGACTCTCTGTATCGTTTTAAAAAATCTTCATCAACCATTAGTACATTTTATCAGAATATTTAGCTTTACCAAAACCTTGTCTAGCTGCACCCACTCCACGAACAGGTCCACCCATATTACGTTTTACTTTACCACCACCCATTCTAATTTCAAAGCCACCCATCGCATCAAGCTCTGCTTCAGTAGGTAGTTTACCTTTTCCACCAAGACCCATTTCTTCTGCTATAACTTGTCTTGAAGGTGCATACTCACCTGTAGAAATTAATTTCTTTTTACCATTTTTATCAGTTACTACTTTAGCTTTGCCTTGCATAATAAGTCTACGAGCTTGAGCCTTAGACATTTTTTCAGGAAGCTGAACTTTGGAAAGCAATGGACCTTGTTCTACAGGTACAGCATCTTCTGGTCCTGTAGCTCTACGTCTTGGTAGAGGGTCTTTATTTTCAGTTATATCTGATTTAGCTTTTAAATATTCTCGTTGCTCAGATGGAGTTTTATTTTTTAATTCGGTTAACTTAACTCCAGATAACTTTTGAATTTCAGCTTTAGCTTTTTTAGATAAAGGCTTTTCTTGTTTTTTACGAGCAACAGGTTTCTTAGCTTCAACCTCTGGTTTAGGTTTTGGCTTTGGTCCTCTACGTCTTTTAGGACGACCTCTTTTTGGTTTAGTTACTTTAGAAACAAGTTTAGTAGCAAATGATGCCATAATTAAGTCTCCACTTTAAAAGACTTACTTTCATCATAGTTTTCATCAACTACAACATCTTGGGGTGGACCTTTTACATCTGGTCCTTTTCGTGCTGCCCCATACCCTTGTCCTGTAGGTCTGCCTACAATCTCATCTAGGTTATGAGGACGTTTAATAAGAGTATGGGGTCCAGCCATTTTATTTCTCCTTTTTATATTTTCTATAGATAAACCATGCACCTATACAAATAGCTGCCATAATTGCTATACCTATTCCAAGACTACTATCTTCTTGTACAGGTTTTGTTTCTACTTTAGCAGGTTGTTCTACAACTGCTACTGTTTTTTTATCCATTATGATTTCCTCTTTCTACCTTTCTTTGCCATTGCTGCCATTTTCTTAGGACCATATTTCTTACGACCTATATATGCAGCAAGAGCTTTAGGATTTTTTGCTCCACGTTTCTTTAGTTTCGTTGTCAGAGCTTTGAATCTAGCTCCACTCCCTAGTTTTGGTTTACGTTTCTTTGGTGACTTCATAATCTGTTGTCCAGCACTAGACCTATTAATCATAACTATTATTGACTACCTGACCACCTGTCATGCGATAAGTAATGGGTCCACCTTTTTTATAGCCTTTTACTTTACCACCACCCATCTTAGGTACAATATCTCTATCTTTCATATTTTTAATTTTTGATTTCAATAGTTTTATATTTTCTTTATCTTTAGTAATTTGCTTTGATTTTTTAGCAATAAATTTAGTTTTATCTATACCTTTTAAAGAGTCACGCTTTTCTTCATATACTTCTAATTTCTTTTTAGCTGCTTCTAAATCTTTCATAGTTTTAGTAAGATTTTTACCTTTTTTATTTTGATTTTCAACAGTTACTTTATAAGCTGGTATATCATCAGAAGTAGGTGTTCCAGTTCCTTTTAATTTAGATTCCCCTTTTGACATAGGTTTAGCTACTGATGATGGTGTCATAAGGTCAGCAGCCTTTTTACCTTTTGATTTACGTGCTTTACGAGAAGCTCCTAAAGCTTTACGAGTTAAACCTCTTGC